CGTATATTGACTTTGCCCGGCACTGTGCGTAAAACCACTGCTATTGGAGGTATAGAGTATGACGAAAATGCCATGGTGGACTACTATGTTTTAGATGAGGATGGAGAAGATTTGGAACTTATACCAATGTCTAATCTGAAAACGTTAGCGGAAAAAATCAGCCCTATTGTCAATCGTAAACATGTAGCCGATATGTTTGATACAGATTTAGCAAGTCTGAGATCTCGCATGATCACTTTCACCATGAAGAAACAAGATAAACACGATCCCAGTGGGCTGAAAGAAACCACTGGTAAAGCTGGGCAAGGTGTTAGCGCCTGGAGCAAAGTGTTGAACTTGTTTTTCTGTGCCTATTCACGGTATCTCACAGAATGTATTTTTCAGTGCACCAAACCTGATGTTTTATTGGCATTCAATAAAAGTGACGCTGAGTTGTCTACATTTTTCGCTAAGTACAAAGATCAGTATACAAGCGAAAAATACACAAACATTAACTGTGATTTTAGTGAAATGGATACGTCTCATACTCGTAGTATGTTAGAACTGGAGTTAGAATTGTTCGGTCTGATGGGCGTGAATCAAAAAATCATTGATTTTTACGCACAGATGCGTACGGAGTGGTGTAACATGTATCAATGTAGCGAGGGTATATCAATGTTACACGGTCTTTATATGCAACATTCTGGACAACCACTAACCATAACTGGGAACACCATACTTAATATGGCTGTGCTTGGTTATGCATACCGATTCGTTGACATGCTATACGCCGCGTTTAAGGGCGACGACTCCCATATACGCGCTAAACAGGTGGCTGCTGTACGAGGAAGGAAAGCGGCGTTATACGAAGAGCATGGATATAAATTGAAGATCAGTTTCGAAAAAGTGTCTGAATTTATTGCCAACTTTGTAACACCGTATGGCTTCTTTCCTGATGTCGTACGCAGGTCTGTCAAAGCTGTTAGTAAAATCTACGAAGATGAGGAATCTTGGGAAGAATCACGTGTTAACTTGAAGGAAGTATTAAGTATGGTTAACACTGCTGATAAATACAAGATTGGTGTTGATTGCGCTGCGATTCATTATAGAGACAAAGGGGTGGCGATTACCGCTGAACAGGTGGGTCTGTTGTATCAATACCTGATACAATTGAGCAATACTGATTATAAGGATGCTGAATTTATTCAGGCTACTGACAGACTCACCTACTCTGATAATTATCAGAGTAAGTGAGTCCCCCTTTTTCTAATTAAATAATATACTACATCATATTATTACGCCACAACTTCAAACATTACAATGAATTCAACACCACAACTAGTAGATAATAGCATGAATTTTGACCCAATGTCAGATTCAACATCTATGCCAGAACAAACACACGGAAAACCTTTAACACCATCACAGGCATTCGTGTGTAAGGTCACACATCCTCCAACGACAGTCCCAGAATTTCAGGGCTTGCCAACTCAGGATGCTAGGTCTCAAGTGGTTTACAACATGCGCAATATTGACGTGTTGAAAACACCTGTGACCTTTGACTATGGCACATCTAAATTTGCGTCAAATTCATGGGCACAGCACAATGATTATTCTATAATTGTCCCTACAGGGGCACGTATTAAATGGTTTGGTTGTTGTTACACCTACACGGCAGCATCTGGTACAAATCCCGGTGGTTTAACTAACACTTACATACAAGATGTTGCTAACGTTGGTGTACAAGATAATTTTAAATTCAAGACTTGGGCTGACACTGTTAACCTTTACAGACCATGCTACAAGTCCATTACCTTGTACCCTAATGTTACGGCTTTCAACAACCAAGGTATCATCTCAG